TTATGTCATGGAGCAACGATTACCTATCTGTGGATATAGAAGTGTGTGGGCTATCAAAGGTAGGAAATGGGTTCGTTGCTGCGAGCCTATTTCTTGGAAGAAGTTTCGTATGAAACTAGAAGATTTTAACAATGTGATACGAAAGGAGAAACATAGTGAAGATAAAGAATCTAATTGATGATTACTATAAATCGTTTGATTTCAAAGAGTTAAGAGATGGCACTAAAGAACAATATAAATATTTTTTACAAGTGGTGATGGATACTAATGTTGAAAATAAAAATTTAGGAAGTAGAAACATAGAGAAAATTTCTACTCGTATGGCTAAACTTGCATACAACGAATGGTGTCAAAGAGGTATCTCTATGGCTAATTTTTTGTTATCAACAACACGAATAGTATACAACTATGCTATACATATGGAGATATGTAATACAAATCCTTTTAGTGCTGTTAAAAAGAGAGTAACAAAAAGAAGAAAAGTTGTTTGGAGTAAAGAACAAGTAAAAAAATTCTTGGATACGGCATACTCTAATTTCGGCACTAGAAATGTAGGTTTGATTGCACAAATGGCATACGAATGGTGTCAAAGATTAGGAGATATGCGACTTTTAACTTGGGATAATATAGATTTTAGTACACAAAGAGTTTATATAGAGCAATCTAAAAGAAGAGCAGAGGTATTTTTACCCATAAGTGATGAATTGTTTGAGATGCTAAAACAACAACAAGCAGATTTTGGATTTCAAAAGTATGTAGCACCTTCAACTCTATCTAAACGAGGTAAATATAATCCTTATAGTCTAACTAATTTACCAAAAGCAGCAAGAAGAGTAATGATGGAAGCAAATTTACCAAATACTTTAAGGTTGTCCGATTTAAGACGAACAGGAACTACAGAAATGGTAGAAGCTGGAGTTTCTATTGGTAATATTATGGCAGTTACAGGTCATGCAAATCCTCAAAGTGTAAAACCTTATATGAAGAATACATTTGCGAGTGCTGATTATGCCTTGACAAAAAGAAAAAACTGTGATAATAACATTTAACTGCCGAACAGGAGAAATGAATACTAATGGATATTTATAATATTATAGAAGATGTAAATTTAAACATGGGGGATACAAAGAGAATGAATTGTCCTAGTTGTAATGGATATAAAACATTCTCTATTACAAATAATAATGGTAAGATTGTTTGGAATTGTTTTAAAGCATCTTGTAATCTAAAAGGTGCAAAATCTATACACTTAACAACAGATGATATTCGTAAGTATATGCAGAGCAGAATACAAAAAGAAAAAAAGTTTGTGTTGCCTGAATATGTTGTTCCAATAAAAAAGAATAACTTTTGTTTAAAATATTATGGTATACATTCTTGTGATGTTTTGTATGACGTAAAGGAAAACAGAGTTGTGTTCCCTATTAAACATGATGGAGAAATTGTAGATGCAGTTGGCAAAGCAGAAAAAAGATTACCTAAATGGAAACGATATGGTAATAGTAGTGTGCCTTATGCAAAAGGAGAAGGCAGTGTGGCTGTGGTAGTTGAAGATTGTATTAGTGCATATGTTGTAGCAAATTATGGTTATGTAGGAATAGCACTATTAGGAACGAGCTTATCAGATAAGCATAAAGAATTTTTATTACATTACAAAAAAGTAATTGTAGCATTAGACCCTGATGCACTTAAAAAGAATTTACAGATAGCAAGAGAGTTAAGAAATTGGGTAGCAGAAGTAAAAGTTTTGAGGTTGACAGATGACCTTAAATATCGTAGAACAATAGATATAGATAATTTAAAGGAGTTAGTATGGAATTAGCATTATTAAGAAGTTTGATGGACAAAGAGTTCTATGAAGACCATAGAGGAGCAAAATGTCCTGATAGAATATTTACTAAAGATGTTAGAAAAATTAAACAATGCTTAGACAAAGCTATAGAGAGATACAATAGAACTGTAACAACAGATGAGATACAAGCATTGTTTATGTCAGAGAATCCAACTCTGACAACAGCACAAAAGCAGATATATAATGGGTTGTTTAGTAAGATAAAACAAGAATCTACTATGGGCAAAGACATTGCTCAAGAAGTGCTGTCAAAGTTATTCCAACAAATTATTGGTGAAGATGTTGCCAATATAGGATTTGATTACGTAAATGGAACACAATCATCATTAGAACCATTAAGAAGATTACTTGAAAAATACAATGACGATTTTACTCCAGACCTTAACGTAGAATGGGATGACATAGAGTTGGATACTCTTTTAAAGAAAAACAGTTTAGAAACAAGATGGGTGTTTAACATTCCTACATTAGCATCTTGCATAGAGGGTGTTAATGCAGGACATTTAATTGAGATTGGTGCTAGACCCAATACAGGTAAGACATCTTTCCATGCGAGTTTAATTGCTAGTCCAAATGGTTTAGCAAGACAAGGTGCTAACTGTATTATTCTTTGCAATGAAGAAGGTAGTCATAGAGTTGGTGCTAGATACCTAACTGCTGCTACAGGTATGACCATGACACAGATTAAAGAAAACCCTAGTAGAGCAAGGGATTTATATACTCCTATAAAAGAAAAAATAAAGATAAAAGATGCCACAGGTCGTGATATGAGTTGGGTAGAGAGTGTATGTAAAACATATAAACCTGATGTTATATTGTTAGATATGGGAGATAAGTTTGCTACCTATCAAGGTCATGCTAGACCTGATGAAGCATTAAAGTCTAATGCTATTCATGCAAGAATGATTGCGAAACAGTATGAGTGTGCTGTATTTTATATGTCACAGTTAAGTGCTGATGCAGAGGGTAAGGTGTTATTAAATCAAAGCATGATGGAAGGCAGTAGAACAGGCAAAGCTGCTGAAGCAGATTTAATGTTATTAATTGCTAAAAATCCACCACGACAAGAAGATGACCCTAATGTGCAAGATTTACAAAGACATATAAATGTTGTTAAAAATAAGTTGTCAGGTTGGCATGGTATGGTAACGTGTGAACTTGATTACAGAACAGGCAGATACACAGCATAATGAAAGATTTATTTGGATATGAAAAACCTAAAGTTGTTTATGAAGATACTTTAGTTTGTATAAAATGCAACACAAGGCAACCGATAGACCAATTTAATGCTATGAAGTATGCAAACTCACAAACAGATAAAAAGACAGAAATAAAAAGAACTTGTAGGACTTGTATAAGAAATCAATCTAGTTTAGTAAAAGATTTAAAAAGAAAACATCCCTATCCTAATAAAGATTATAAGTGTCCTATTTGTGAACGAGGTATAGATGAGATAGGTAAATATGGGCAACCTAGATTACAAAATTGGGTGTTAGACCATTGCCACGAAACTTTAACTTTTAGAGGTTGGGTATGCCATCATTGTAATGTAGGATTAGGTGGGTTTAAAGATAGTTTGACAAGATTAAAAAAAGCTGTTATATATTTAACGAAACACGAAAACAAAAAGAGGTAACATGAGTTTAAGACGAGGAAATTTTGGATTATATCCTATGGATAAATTACTTATAACAACTTCTCCCTTACATGGAGAGGGTGTATTTGCTCAAAGAGATGCATCAAAAGGAACAGTGATGGAATTATGTCCATATGTAGTCATTGATGATGATGACTTAAAAGAAAATAGCAGACTATTTGATTATGTTTTTACAAGTCCACAAGATAAAAATGACTATCTTTGTGTGCTTGGATATGGTATGTTATATAACCACTCTTATAAACCCAATGTAGAGTGGAGAATACTTGAAGACGATAATCGTTTTATAGCTTTTCAGGCAATAAAAAATATAAAAGTTGGTGACGAGATAGTTCACGATTATGGTAAAGAATATTGGGAAACTAGAAAGGAGAAAGTAAATGGGTAGTAGTTTAATATATACACCAAGAAAAGATAAGGAGTTTATTGCTCCCTTTGGTCCTACTATGGGATATATGAAAATGAAAGAAGAAACTGTTATTACTTTAAACAGTATGATGAATGATAAACTAGAGGACTATTCAGATAATCTAGTTGGTAAACTTAGTGAAGAATTAAAGTTTAATGAG